ACTTGTAAAGATTGTGGCTGCTTTATGAAAATAAAAGCAAGATTAGCACCAATGGCTTGTAGTCAAAAGAAATGGGATAAAACAACTAAGATAGAAACGCCAGATGATTTGCCACAGGAAATAATAGATGAGATATTAGATATGTGGAAGGATTTAAAAAAAGGGAAAGCAAAAGATCAAAAAGCAAAAAAAAGAATGATAGAAACTTATAACACTATTTTTAACACTAATTACTCACCAGGAACTAATTGTAGTAGTTGTTTAAACACGTGCTTTGAAGGCATAAAAAAACTTTATCAAAAATACAGCGAATGAGAAACTTAAAAAAATTAAAAAAAGAACAATTGCTTAAGATAGATTATTTGGGCTTTTTAAGAAATCACAAAATGCACTATAAATCAAGATGGGTTGTTAAGTATAATGCTAAAGAATTAATAAAAGAGGTCAAGCTTATATTTAACCCAGAAAGATACAGAAAAAGACCTAATGCAAAAAAACTACACACACAAAAAGGATTAATAAAAATACTACAAAATGACAAAGAAAAAAGAAGTACCGAATTATTATGTGGGTAAAAGCTATAACATAGAAGCTAGAAAAGTTGTAGAGGACTTTCAAGCTGATAACTATAATTTAGGTGTCGCATTAAGTTACTTGATGAGAGCAGGAAAAAAAGAAGGCAATCCTATTGAGCAAGACATAAGAAAAGCAATTCACCACTTAGAGTTTGAACTTGACAGGATATATAATAATAGTAATGTTAAAACAGGAGGACTAGCACAATGACTTTATATACTTGTAAATGTTGTAAAGAAAGTAAAGATGTAGGCAAAACTAAGATAATCTATGTAGATGGATCTTGGGTAGCTGATGTTATGTGTAGTTGTGGTAAATATATGGATAGTGAACCTGCTGAAGGTATGCCTAATCTAATCAGAACAGAACCAACACTAACTAAAAAACGAGACAATCTTTGGGCTGGTGCTAAAGAAAAGCTAATAGGAGAAAGGGGTATAAATGAATCATTTGATTAAATGAAAAATAAACCAATTAGAATAGTAAAAGATCCAAAAGCACTTGCTGAGAAAGTCATAGAGTATTTTTATAATAATCCAACAGCAAACAGCTCTAAAGAAATGGAAAAAGTATTTGATGTATCACACAGAAGGATTAGAAGAATACTTAGTGACCACTTAAAAGAAAAGCTAGAAAACAGTTTCGCTAGAAGAATGGCAAGATTATGAACTTTGTAATAAATAATAAACAAGATAAACAAACGCTTTTTAATTACTTAAAAGAACTTGATACAGATTATATAGTTAAAGTAAAAAAGCAAAGAAACAATAGAAGCAATATGCAGAACAATTACTATTGGGCTTGTATAGTACAACCATTAGCATCAGAGCTAGGATATTTTCCTGATGAAATGCACGATACTCTTAAAGTAAAGTTCGCAAGTGAATGGCAAAGCATAGAGATACACGATAAACAAATAGGACTGCAAACGGTAAACAGTACAGCAAGAATGAACAGTAAAGAGTTTGAAATATATGCAGACCAAATAAGAATATGGGCTTTAACTGAACTAGGTGTCAGATTAATGCTACCAAATGAATATGAATAATTTCTATTATATTATACGGATTGAATAATCAATCTTTTTCAATTATGGATAAACGAATAAACAATGGCGGTGCTAGGAAAGGAGCAGGGCGCAAAAGCAAAGCAGAAGAACAAAAGCTAATAGAGAACTTAACACCTATGAACGAAAAGGCATTAAAGTCTTTAGAAAGCGGAATAGATAAAAAGGAACAATGGGCTGTAAAGTTATTTTTTGAATACTTCTATGGTAAACCTCAACAAAGAGTTGATGTAACCTCTAATGACGAAAGTATTAATATGCCTTTAATAAACTTTGTAGAAACTGAATCTGAATAGTAAATACAATCCTTTGTTCAACTCTGATGCTCGTTATTTTATAATAACAGGGGGTCGTGGTTCAGGAAAGTCTTTTGCTGTTACTGTATTTCTTACATTACTTACAATGGCTAAGGGAATACGAGTATTGTTTACCAGATATACAATGGTATCTGCTCACTTATCAATCATTCCTGAGTTCTTAGAAAAGATAAGTCTATTAGGATTTGAAAACATCTTTAGTGTAAATAAAGCTGAGGTTGTAAACTTAGGCAATCAATCAGATATTTTATTTAGAGGTATAAAGACATCAGCAGGTAATCAGACTGCAAGTCTAAAGTCTTTACAAGGAATAAGTTGTTGGGTTCTTGATGAAGCAGAAGAATTAGTAGATGAAGATATTTTTGATACTATTGATTTAAGTATTAGAGAGAAAGATATTCAGAATAGAATTATACTTATACTAAACCCTGTAACAAAAGAACATTGGATATACAAAAGGTTCTTTGAAGACAAAGGTGTAGAAGCAGGTTTTAATGGCGTTAGAGACAATGTATGTTATATCCATAGTACATACCTAGACAACAAAGATAATCTCTCACAGAGCTTCCTAGAACGTATTAAGACTATACAGCATAGAAACTTTAAAAAGTATCAGCACAAAATACTTGGTGGGTGGTTAGATAAAGCAGAAGGTGTTGTGTTTGAGAATTGGAGTATAGGTGAATTTAATCCTGATGGATTGCAGACATCTTGTGGAATGGACTTTGGTTTTAGTGTAGACCCTGATAGTTTAACTGAAGTAGCTATTGATAAAAAGAAACATAAGATATATTTAAAAGAACATATATACAAGAACGGATTAAAGTCAAATGAACTTGCTCAGATTATTATTGACCAAGTAGGTGACAAACTTATTATTGCTGATTCAGCAGAACCAAGACTAATAGCAGACCTTAGACATTTAGGAGTAAATATAAAGCCAGTTAAAAAGGGAACTATTGAAAGTGGAATAACTAGGATGCAAGATTATGAATTAATCATAACACCTGAATCAACCAATATTGCTAAAGAGTTAAATAATTATGTATATGCAGATAAGGGTTCTAAGCTTTATGTAGATAACTACAATCACGCAATAGACGGAATTAGGTATAACGTTATTTATCATTTAGATAACCCTAATGCAGGTAGGTATTTTGTTCAATAAAAAGGGGTGGCACAATTGCCAACCCCCTCACAAGTATATGAAAACGTGGCAAATATAAAATAATAAACTAAAATCAACAAATTTCTATTATATAGTATATGAAAGTTAAAATTAAGAAGGAAGGGAAAGTAAAGCAGTTCAAGTTAATAAGCAATTGGGAAGATGTAACATTAGAGAAATGGTTAAAGCTTATAGAATTTACAAAGGGAACAAAGGCAAAAGAAGCAGAAGAAACAATAGCAGCATTATCTAATATTCCAAAGCAGTTAATAAAGGAATTATCTTTACAAGATGTAGCTATTATAATGAGCAGGATAGCTGAGTTACAGCAGGAGCAAAATAGTTCTTTAAAAAGGATAATTGAAATAGATGGGGTTGAGTATGGTTTTCATCCTGATTTATCTGAAATCACGTTAGGTGAATTTGCAGATATTGAAACATTTATAAAAAATGATATTGAAAAGAATTTGCCTGAATTAATGGCTGTACTATACAGACCAATAAAATTAAAGAAAAATGATATTTATATTATTGAAGCTTATGATGGCAATATAAGCATTAGGGCTGAGGAGATGAAGAAGATGTCAATGGAGCAAGTGCATAGTGCGCTGGTTTTTTTTTATCATTTAGGGAAAATATTGTCAATGACTTTGCCATCATATTTGATGGAAATGCTGACGGAAATGAAGATGCAATCGCAACAGAAGATTTCGCAAGCAAGTGGTCTTGGTTCGGAGTAATGTATAGATTAACAAATGGAGAAATAGTAAACTTAGAAAGAATAACAAAACTTAACTTATTAGAAGCACTAACTTGGTTAAGTTATGAAACAGATTTAAATTCTCAAAATAAAGTACAAAGAAATGGTGAATAATAAAACATATAATAACGTAATAAATACCTTACTTAGATTGGGTGAGTATCACGATCAAATATCTACTGTATCAGTAGGTGACATTTACGACATTAATCTGGAAAAGCTTGAGAAATTTCCCTTATTGCATATAAATCCAACATCTGTAACAACAGGTCAAAGTCAATTGACTTATAACTTTCAGATATTTATTATGGATATGGTAAGTGAAAAATCTGATTGGCAAACTAAACAACATTCATTACTTACTAAGTTAGTAAATACAAAGAACAATGAACAAGAAGTATTTAATCAATGTTTAGATATAAGTACAGACTTTATAGGAATGCTAAGACATAGTACGAGACAATCATTAGCAGGTGTAGATGATATTAATTTACCTTTATATTTTACAGAAGGAGAATTTACAATAGAGCCATTCTCAGAGAGATTTGATAACTTATGTTGTGGCTGGGT